TGACACAGCTATACAGATCAATTCAGTCCTATAGGGTACTACTCTGCCCTACACACTCCATAGTCTACACAGCACTGGACAGACTCCATAGCCTCTGTAGTTATCAGTTACTATATAGTGCAATGCTCTGTAGCCTATACAGTACGTGGCCTGTGGAGACTGTGGAGCCTGGGTAGGGCGGTGAGCTATCGAGGGGCGGGGGAGTTATGGAGCTTCGGTGATTGTTACGGTAGCTACTCAGACACAAAATAGGGCTAATTAGGCTTTATAAGGCAGAGAGCTACACAGGCTACACAGAGCTTCTAAGGCTATGATAACTAAGGAGAAGAGGCGGCGGCTGCGGAGGCTGTTTAAGCTGCTGAAATCCGCATAGAAAGGGAAGCTATATAGGCTATAGAGTCTTAGGTGTTGCATGTATAGACAATAGAGGCTTATATGCTTCATTAGTGAAGATAGATGAGATAGTGCTTGACATTTAAGGCAAAGTATGCTATAGTGTCTCCACAGTTTAACACACTCTATGTAGACTCTGCACTAGACAGTCTTCTACATAGCTCTCTGCTCTCTAGAGTAGAGGGTTATTAGTAACAGGTTTTAACCCTCCTCTTTAAACAACAGCGTCTCTGCTGTGTATGTCGTTGCTTTAGTCCTATATACCTTGTGTTGACTACTTACTACACAGACTATATAGAGAGCTTAATATGACAGATGAGATTGTTAAGAGTAAGAGGGTGGGCAGGCCTAAGAAGGCTGATGTAGCTTCTAAGAAAGTAGGAGAGCGTAAGAAGGTGGGGAGACCTGCTGGTGACGCTGCTGCTATTAACGAATACAAAGCTAGGATGTTAGCGTCTCCTAAGTCTCAGAAGGTGCTAGACTCTATATTGAATGCTGCCTTAGACGACACCCACAAGAACCAAGCAGCGGCATGGAAGCTCTTAGCAGATAGGTTAATGCCTCTGAGCTACTTTGAAAAAGACAAAGGCACTAATGGTAAGAGTGCTGTCACTATTAACATCTCAGGCTTAAACGATGTTAAGATAGCTGAGGATATAGAGGACGTAGACTAGGAAGAAGTATCGATACTTTAGTGTTGATGAGTTTAAATGCTCACACACAGGAGAGAACAGAATAGACGAAGCCTTTATAGACATCTTAGATGAACTCCGTGATCTATGTGGGTTTTCTTTTAAGATTACGTCAGGGTTTAGAGCGCCTAAGCATCCTATAGAGGCTAGGAAGACTAAGCCAGGCGTACACAGCGAAGGCATAGCTGCTGACATTTATGTGTCTAATGGACGCCAGAGGGCTGTTATAATTGAGAATGCTATAGAGCTAGGCTTCAACGGCATTGGCGTAGCTAAGAGCTTTATACACGTAGATAGACGCAAAGGCCCATTAGTTGTCTGGACATATTAAATGAGTGGTAGCACAGACCTCAATATAGAGCTACTCCCGTGGCAAGAAAGTGTATGGGTAGACCCGTCACGCTTTAAAGTGATAGCAGCGGGTCGTAGAACTGGTAAGTCTCGTCTAGCAGCTTATATGTTACTATACAGTGCTTTGTCCTCTAACAAAGGTAAGGTGTTCTACGTTGCTCCTACACAGGGACAAGCTAGAGACGTTATATGGGATATGTTGTTAGAACTAGGCCAGAGCGTCATAAGCAACTTCCACGTTAACAACCTCTCTATAAAGCTCATTAATGGCTCTACCATCACTCTAAAGGGTGCTGACAGACCAGAGACTATGCGTGGTGTTAGTCTACGCTTTGTTGTCTTAGACGAATATGCTGACTTCAAGCCTGATGTGTGGGAGCTTATTCTACGCCCTGCTCTATCAGACTTAAAAGGCTCTGCTGTCTTTATTGGTACGCCTATGGGTCGTAACCACTTCTACGATCTCTACAGCGAAGCAAGCTTAGGTAAACTAGAGAACACTAAAGCATGGCACTTCACAAGCTATGACAACCCCACCTTAGACCCTAAAGAGATTGACAGCGCCAAGGGCGGTATGTCTAGCTATGCCTTTAGACAAGAGTTTATGGCGTCCTTTGAAGCCAGAGGCTCTGAAATGTTTAAAGAGGATTGGGTGCGGTTTAGTAAGAAGGAGCCTAAAGAGGGTGACTATTACATAGCTATTGACCCTGCTGGCTTTGAAGAAGTAGGTAGAAGTAAGTCTAAAAACTCACGCTTGGACAACACAGCCATAGCGGTTGTTAAAGTGAACAATGACGGCTGGTGGGTTAAAGAGATTATCTCAGGTCGCTGGACAGTGGAAGAGACGGCTTGGAAGATATTTAAGGCTGTAGAGGCTAACAGGCCCGTAGGCGTAGGTATAGAGCGTGGTATAGCTAAGCAGGCTATTATGTCTCCTCTACAAGACCTAATGAGGCGTCATGGGCGCTACTTCCAGATACAAGAGCTTACTCACGGTAATCAGAAGAAGACTGACAGAGTTATGTGGGCGCTACAGGGCCGCTTTGAGAACAAGAGAATTAAGTTAAACAAAGGAGAGTGGAATACGCAGTTCTTAGATCAGTTGTTTCAGTTTCCTGATAAGCTTACGCACGATGACGATATAGATGCTCTAGCGTACATAGACCAACTAGCTATACAAACCTACCACACTGATTTAGAGTGGGATGAACACACACCTTTAGACGACCTCTCAGGATTTTAATATGGACTTCAAAGACTACGATATGCAAGATGACTCCCTAAGCTCTTGGGTGATGGTGAAGGCTGATACGTGGCGTGAGCATTACGAGAGTAACTATCAGTCTAAGTTTGAGGAGTATACACGTATATGGCGTGGTATATGGGCCTCTGAAGACAAGACAAAGCAGAGTGAGCGTAGTAGGATTGTAACACCAGCAACTCTACAGGCTGTGGAGATTAACGTAGCAGAGCTTGAAGAGGCTACCTTTGGTCGTGGACGCTTCTTTGACATGGAAGACGACATAGCTGACCAGAACAAAGCAGACATTGATATATTTAAGAAGCAGCTTGAGCAGGACTTTAAGAACTACGGCATTCGTAAGGACATCTCAGACTGCCTAATCAACGCTGCTGTCTATGGCACTGCCGTAGCTGAGGTGGTGTTAGAAGAGGTTAAAGAGATGCGCCCTGGCTCAGAGCCTATTATGGGCGGTGACTTAAGAGCTGTAGGTGTTAACATTACAGACAGAGTTGTAGTAAAGCTTAAGCCTGTACAGCCTCAGAACTTCCTCATAGACCCTGTAGCCACCTCTGTAGACAACGCTGTAGGTTGTATTATTGATGAATACGTCCCTAAGCATTCTATTGAACTATTACAGGAAGCAGGTGTATATGCTGATGTAGAGATAGCTGTAGCCTATGAAGACAGAGACTTAAACGCTGACCAAGAACTAACTATACAGCCTGTTAACAAGGTGAGGCTTACTAAGTACTTTGGATACGTCCCTAGAAGCCTCCTAAGCGCTGCTAGTGAAGAAGAGGAAGACATAGTAGGCCTAATAGACGATGATGCCTCAGAGGACGCCTCAGAGCTTGTAGAGGCCATTGTAGTGATAGCTAACGGAGCTACAATACTAAAGGCTGAAGAGAACCCGTATATGATGGGTGACAGACCAGTGATTAGCTTTCAATGGGACGCTATACCTAATTCGTTCTATGGCATGGGAGTAGTTGAGAAAGCCTATAACAGCCAGAAAGCTCTAGATGCTGAGATTAGAGCCAGAATAGACGCTTTAGCCTTAACAGTTCATCCTATGATGGGCGTAGATGCTACACGTATTCCTAGAGGAGCTAAGCCAGAGATTAAGGCTGGTAAGATGCTTCTAACTAACGGAGACCCTGCACAGGTGCTAAAGCCTTTTAACTTCGGCTCTGTAGATCAGATAACCTTTGCACAGGCAAGCGCTCTTAATAACATGGTACAGGAAGCTACAGGCGCTGTATCAGCTACGTCTATGGCGTCTGTTACAGGTACACAAGCTACATCTGGCGGGGCTTCAATGTCTACGTCAAGTATTAGAAAGCGTCAGAAGCGTACATTGATTAACTTTCAAGAGTGCTTCCTAGTTCCTTTTATTAAGAAAGCAGCTTGGCGGTATATGCAGTTTGAGCCTGAGTTGTACCCAGCAGCAGATTATAACTTTGTTGTAACGTCTTCTATGGGTACTATGGCGCGTGAGTTTGAAGTGAGTCAGCTTACACAGCTCCTACAGACAGTACAGCAAGGCTCTCCTGAGTATTCAGTGCTGCTACAGGCCATTATAGATAACACTAACATTAATGATAGAGAGCAGCTTAAAGAGACTATAAAGCAGTCTGGACAGCCCTCAGAAGAACAGCAGAAGGCTCAGCAGGAAGCTCAACAGGCTGAATTAGCTTTCAAAGCTAGTCAGACTAAGGCGCTAGAAGGCCAGGCAGCAGAGTCTATGGCGAGAGCTAAGAAGTACGATGCAGAGACTAGAGCAGTTCCTGTAGAGCTTCAGAATAATCAAATCAAAGCTGTCGCTTCAATGGACAACGATGATGATAAGAACTTTGAGAGAAGAATGAAGATAGCTAATCTAGCTTTAAATGAGACGTCTATGAGACTCTCTAAACAGCCTGTGGAGGGCAATACCAATGGTAGTAACTAAACCTGAGTTCGATAAAGCAATGAAAGAGATTAATGAGTTTGCTGTAGCAGTTAATAAGCGATTGGATGCGCTTGAAGCTGTCAAAGAGGCTCCTGCACCTAAAACAACACCAAAGG